ATGATTGAATCATGGAATCGCGTAGTAAATGCAGCTGCTGCAATCGCCGAAAAGCTTGCAGGTAAAGCCCCGGAAGCATCCGGCAACAGGCTTGCGGACTCGTTGGAGACCATCGCAGAGAATATTGGCTCCGGCGGATCTGGTGGCGGCGGCTCCGGCGGCGGCGAGGGCCCGCTGCTCGTGAATATCGTCTACGAAGACCCCTCAACGCAAACAAAGGGCCCGCTCCGTGGTGATGGTTCCAGTGGACTGTGGCTCGACACAAACAGCACTACCATTTTTAACGCGCTTCTCTCTCGCGGTGTGGTCGTTCACGAGTATATTTCGGCAGACGACGAGAACCCCGCCCTTGATAGCTATGTCCCCATTTCCTCTTGGTATAAAGTCGAAAGTGAGGGCATGTTTGGCTTTAGTGTCGATGGTTCGACCTATGAAGGATCCGATACGGGCTATCCGGCTAAGGTAGGAGTGTGATTGAATGGTAAAATTCTTTGCAGACCTGCACAATTCGCTCGGCGGCGCAAAAAACTGCGACTGCGGCCCAGTCCTTGTTGACATTGTAAACTGGGATCCGAATGAGCAGAAAAATGCGAAACCGAACGAGCCGGTGAGAGGCTATTTCGCCTGCTATTTCAACAAGACCGCTGGCGAGATCTGGGACGCGTACACTTCAGGGAAGCGGATCAGATTTAGGGAAGAGTACGACGGCGGCGTTGAATATGATGTTCTCCTCAGCGCTGCCATTGTTGACGGAACCTACAACTTCGTCATTGTCTGGGAGGGCGCTCTCACTATTTTCTCGGCTCCGTCGGCTTCTGCCTATCCCGGGAAGCGCATCGGGCAGTAAAGAAGATCTTCTCGTAGAGCGCGAGAAGGGTAAACAAAAGAAAGCTCATAATTGAAAGAACCCAGTAGGCCGAGAGGATGGGTTCTTGAAAGACTGCGGACCTGCAAGACTGCGGTCTTGTTCTTGCAATCTGAGATTCTGCGCTGCCCGGGGTTGCAGACCCGGCAGAGGCGGATGATCGGGCCGCGAAGATGGCGAGGGCAGTGAAAGAATGGATGTTCCGTAGCTGGCTGATAACCCGTAAAGCGGTTGGCAGATCCGATAAAACTGCCATACGGTCCCTTAGCTCAGTAGGTAGAGCACCTGACTGTTAATCAGGGTGTCGTAGGTTCAAGCCCTACAAGGACCGCCAAACGCACATGCCCGTCGAGATCTGCGGATCGGCGATGAAAGCTCATGGTTTGCGGACCAGATGAGAAAGGCGATAGCTGTTTTCAAACTGCGGCGGCTCAGTTCCAAATCGCTGGTGCCTTCACCGGCGGACGTTTTACAACCGCCCTATACGGCTACGTAGTTCAGTTGGTGAGAACGCCGGCCTGTCACGCCGGAGGTCGAGGGTTCAAGTCCCTTCGTAGTCGCCATAAAAGAACAGCGGCGCAAAGCTTGGTAAGCGAGGCAAAGTTGGCCCAACGATATGCTGTGGGGAGAAGTGTAATCCCGCCGAGTCGCTGTTCAATGTGCAGATATCAGTTAATGGTAGGCCCTCAGATTTCCAATCTGAAGATGCGGGTTCGATTCCCGCTATCTGCTCCATAAGACATGTTTCGGCTCCCAATGTGGGAGCTTTTGCTATACCCAAAACCATTAAGGAGTGACCGAGTGGCATGAAAGATAAAAAGGCTCAGATTGAGCGTATTGCAAGATACGACCATTTCATTCAGGCCCGTGCCGGTCGTGCCGTTCGGCCATACCGGATGGACGGCTATGTAAACTTCCTGAACAAGTACGGCACCTCCCGCGACAGCTCCGAGACGTATCAGTTCGTCGGCGAACCCGAGATTCCGGACAGCTTTCTGACTGAGTATTACGAGAGTAACGGCTTGTTCGCCAAGATCATTGATGCTCCGGCCGAGGAAGCTGTTAAGAACGGCTTCGAACTGCTGGATATCACGGACGACAAGATCATCAACTTCTACAAGGAAGGACTCGATGAACTTGACTGGGAGGATGTCTTCTCACAGGGCATGAAATGGCAGCGCCTGTTTGGCGGCGCGATTGCGGTAATGCTCATAAACGACGGGCACGGGATTGACGAACCGCTGGACTGGAAGCACATCAAGTCCATCGATGATATCGTCCTGTTTGATCGCTCTGTTGTCGAGCCTGACTATGCAAGCCTTTACCATTACGATCCACGCGATCCGTTCAGCACCCGCGGCAGCCGGCTCGGAAGCCCTGAGTATTATCGGGTGTCCAGTATCTACGGCAACTTCATCGTCCATGAAAGCCGGGTACTGGAGTTCAAAAACGGCGTTCTCCCGGAGAACACCATGCATACGAACTATCGCACTTGGGGGCTGCCGGAGTATCTGAGAATCAACAGGGCGATCCGCGACGCGGAAGTGTCTCACGGAACCGCATCTAAGCTTCTGGATCGATCCATTCAGGCGGTCTACAAGATGAAGAACCTGTCCGAGATGCTGTCCACACAGGACGGCGAGGATATGGTGCTCCGCCGTATGCAGGTTATCGACATGGCTCGCGGCCTCTTGAGCAGCATGGTCATCGATGCGGAGGGCGAAGACTACGGCTTCCAGACATTTACGTTCACTGGCGTCGCCGATGTGATCGACACGACCTGTAACTTCGTATCGGCTCTGACGAATATTCCGCAGACCATCCTGTTCGGAAAAGCGCCGCAAGGTTTTTCAACAAACGACGAGTCTGGGCTGGAGACTTGGTACAGCTATGTGCGCCGTCTCCAGAAGCGCTCCATGCGCAGCAACCTTCGGTATCTTCTGTCTGTTCTGTTCCAGGCGGGTCTCCGCACCGGTGAGATTGAAGAGATCCCGGAGATCAAGATCGAATTCAATCCGCTCAAAGTTGTAAGTGAAACTGAGCAGTTGGACATCGACCAGAAGCGGGCACAGGTGCAGCTCACCAAAGCTCAGACCGCGCAGGCTTATATCGACATGCAGGTCATGGACCCGACCGAGGTTCGGAACAATCTCGCCAAGAGCGAAGAGTTCGATATCGAAAACGTTCTGGACGATTACGATGAGGAGGAGTTGTTCGAGAACGATCCGTCTCAGCAGGAACCGGAAGGCGGAATGCCGGGGATGGAAGGCGCTCCCGGAATGGAAGGGATGCCTCCGATGGAGCAGGGGCAGGATCAGCCACAGGCTGCTGAAGGCTCTGCCGCTCCAAATGCTCCGGCTGCGACGAAGCTTCCACAGGACATGACCGAAGAAGATCTTGAGCAGGCAGCGGAAAAGAACCTCGATGATGAATCTGCGGATGCTCGGCTTTCAGGCGTCGGCGTTCTCGTTGTAAGGGACGGGAAGATTCTGTGCGGCACACGGAATCACGACACCGGATACGGATTGATCTGCGGCCCTGGTGGTCACATAGAAGACGGCGAGACGAGCGAAGAGGCTGCGATCCGCGAGGCCCAGGAAGAGTTTAGCATCACGCCAAAAGCGATCATAAGCCTTGGAAATGGTCCTATCGAACCGGAGACCAATACATACCCCGAAATCTTCCTGTGCACAGAATGGGAAGGGGAGCCAAAATGCGAGAGCGATGAGATGACCCTGCCGAAGTTCCTTGCACTGGATGAGATCTACGCCCTCGGTGACAGACTGTTCCAGCCGTTTGCTGATGGAGTCGAGCTGCTTGTTGCGTCTCTTGTGAATGACGAATTTCACGAAGACTCGGCCGAAAAAAAAATTGACTTCAGGTCGGTTTGTGATAACGTAAGTTTAAGGGATTTCATCCTTCAGTTCGCAGATAGTGAAACCCAGAGAGAAGACTTTGGCGTAAAAGGGATGAAATGGGGACATCGGAAGATGTCAGAGGATGAAAAAAACAAGATCCGAAACCGCGTTGTTGGGCAAACAGCTTCCAATGGAGTAACTGTTTCAGGAATAAGTGAACATGCGTTTGACAGGCTTAGCGGAAGGCTGATTTCACCGGGGCAAGTTGAGGCTTTGCTGAAGTCCACAAATGTATCGCCATCCGAGACCGATCCGGACTGCGATGTTTTTGACATTCCCGGCAAGAGACTGGTGATGAATAAGCGCGGAAACATTGTCAGCGTAATGTGGAGGAGAAACAACAAATGATGGATGAATGGAAAGTTGAAGAGTTCAGAGAAGGCGTTTTAGCCTTGGAAGAAGATCATTTCGCGTTCATCGAAGATGAGCTGCACATAGGCAGAGATGAGATGATGGATTTCGATGACGAAGAATTCAACGATCGCATCTATGAGCCCATGTGCGAAATTGAGATCGAGGAAGTTCCTGACAATGATGAAGAATCCGAATCGGAAAGATGTATTATGGCGTCCGATATTGTTACTGTTCTCGGCAACTCGCTTGCCAAAGCAAACGGCTGGCTGGAAGAAAATGAATAATACTGATTAGCAGGAGCGATTTGCTCCTGCTTTTTCATATGCAAGAACGGAGATGCTTATGGACGAACTTGACAGATCCCTTGCGGAATTGAATATAGAGAAAGAAACGTTCGATAAGATCGTCTCTGATGAAGGCACTCGGAAGAAGATAACCGAGTGCCTTTTGCATTGCATGAAAAACGTCCCTGCTTTGAGGCAAACAGCAGCCCTGCTTCTGAAGTACATCACGCTTCGTCAAGATGCTGATGATACGAAATGGATCACCGTCAAGGGCACGCATATTCCTCTCGATGAAGAAGGGAACATGACCGGCCGCGTGGCTGAAAAGATCAAGGAAACCTCGAAGAAAGTAAAGGATCACGTTACTGAAGCCGGTGCTCCGTCATCCGACGATGACTTCGAGAAGGAAGGCTTCCACAAGAACGCCGAAGGTCACTGGGAGAAAAACGCAAACGGGAAGTCGCTCACGGATCGTGTCAAATCCTCGGGAGGCAGCTCTTCCGAAGCTCGAAAATGCTTCAAAGAAATGCCGATTGGTTCAAAAGTGAAGATGAAATACGGCACGTTTACCAAAACCGGCGACAACGAATTCAAAGAAGAAAACGGCAGAACCAGCAACCTGAACATGATGGTTAATAGCGTGTACCCGCATGATGAAGCTTCTTATCCGAAGTTCATTGATTCAGATAACAACGCCGCTGCCGCAAAACAACCCACGAAGGAGCCTGCCGTTGCTGCCAAGCCCTCGAAAGAGTATTCAGGGAAGACTGATTTCAAGCACGGCTCCGTGTCAAAGGAAGCGGCGCAGAAGCGCTTCACCGAATGCGCCAAGAACGCGGCGAAAGCCGGACAGACTCTTACCAGCGAAGAATTTGAAGGGATGCTTGGTTCCGTCAAGGATTACAACGATGGTGTCGAATGCAAAATGATCCTGGCTGCTCAGGCCGATCCCGATAGGCAGACACACGCATCCAAGATCTTCGGCTTCAAGGACGAAGAGGAACGCAAGACCTATGAAAAGAAAGCCGAACAGGTCGAGCGGATGATCGCCCTGTCAGATAAAATGACCGAGCCCGCATATCGCGGGATCGGATTGAATTCCTCTCTGGTGTCCGAAGAGGATCTGCAAGGTGTCCTCAGTAAATTGAAACCCGGCGCGGACATCAGCTTCGGCCATCTGTCGAGCTGGTCAAGAAATAGATGGACGGCAGCCGACTACGCCGGATCTGCTGCGGACATGGATCTGGAAGACGGCGAGAACTACGCTATTGTATATGAGCTGAAGCGTCCGAAGAGTCTCGCAGCCATGACTTCGATCATGCCAGAAGGAGAATGTCTCGCTCCCAAAGCGGCGAAATTTAAGGTCGCTTCTGTGAAACATAGCTATGACGATGAGCTTAGGGAACACTCATATATCGTCGAAGTAGAGGAGGAGTGACCGATATGGATTTGTCTTTGAGAGATAGAATGCTCCTCGAAATGGGAATATCAATCGCAGATTCGCGGGATGACGGCGGACCTGGCTCTGGAAACCATAACCACAAGGGTGTTCCGGGACAAGTCGGAGGCTCTGCCCCCGGGAATGGCTCACGCCAGTCTGTTCAAGGGAAAGACATTTCCAGAACGTACAAGGGCGACAAGAGCACGAAAGCGATCATCGAACATCAGGGATTCGGAGGGCTTCCGAAGATCGTAGGAAAGAAGGAGTTCGATAAAGCCGTCAAGGCGAGCAAGTTTGTCGCACAGCGCACGTACTCCGCATCGTCTCAGGAAGTCCTTGATGCATACCGCAGCCAGTTGTGGAACGGAGATTTCTATGTGGACTGCAAAACAGGTGGGTCTCAGTATGGACAGGGGATGTATACCGCTGCCAACTACGAAGGTGAGATCACTGAAGGCATGCAAGAGGAGATGGATCACTACAAGCAGCTTGGAACAGATAGAAGTATCTCGGAAGCATTTAACCAAACTCTAACGAAAGAAGACCTTGTTTCTTCTAAGTATTGCGAGGGGATAGATCTCAGCCGCAAAGAATTGGAAGTGTTTTTGAAGTTAAAGAGTAACCCAAATATGACCGGGTATATGCTTCCGAAAGAAGAACAAAAAGTTTGGGAAGAGATGCGGGAAAACGGGAAATGGCAATCCATGTCCCTCGCTCGTAGCGATCTTTTCGAAAAGTTCGAGAAAGAGTATCAGGCCCCAAGTTATGTTGAAACGCTTACCTTGTCTCCAGATGCAAAAATCGTCACCTACGACGAGATATATAGTATCCAGAGAGATTCCGGAACGCCAGCAGCGGTAAGATATAAAAGGGAGTTCTTTACGCCGGAAATCGAGAGGATGGAGAAGGCTGGGCTTAAAGCAGATGAGAAGCTTTGCCTGATGGAGCACCTTGGCCTGATAAGCGAAGGCGATGAAGATTTTGATGAAAAGTGGGATGCAATAGTTGCAATCCCAAAAGAAAGAAAAATCGAGATAGGAAAGAAAATCCGCCCGATGCTCCCAGCTATGCGGGAAGAATGGAACAAGGAAGTTGAGAAAAATCGTGATCTCGACACTGGGGCGTTTGCTGCGTTGCTTGGCTATGATGCCATAAATGCCAAAGGTCACGGCGCGTCCGGCTCCTACACCGTCATCCTGAATCGCACCAAGACGATCTTCCTCGACGACAGCATCCACGAAGACGCCAAGGATTCCAGCGCGATTACCTTCCAGCAGGGCGAAGATGGACTCATGTATGCAATCCGCGGCAGAAAGGTTATCGGATGGGTCAGCAGCTACGATGCTTCTGCGGCAGAGAGAGAAGACGGTGGCCCCGGAAGCGGAAACTTCGGACACGAGGGCCGTCCTGGCGAGGTTGGTGGAAGCGCACCTTCTGATGGAAGCAATAACTCCGCTCCGAAAAAGAAAGAGAAATACGCCGGCCTATCTACAGAAGGCCGGAAAGTGGTGGAGGACAACATCAAGAATCCGAACCACTTTGGAGAATCTGACGAGCAGAAAGAGGCTAACAGGAAGAAACTTATCTCGGCTCTGAAAGAAAAGGGCGTCGAGACAAAGTATGTTGAAGAAAAAGGGTTTGAGGGCCTTGGATATGGCTCATACGTTGCCATTGATCCAACCATGTCATACGATGAAAACGTCCGTATGAACCAAGCCCTGAATCAGACCACGTATTCGTTCGGATTCGACAGGAGCGACTATATAAAAGCCTGCAAGGATTCCGGGAAGGAACCGCGCCTCAGTTCCGACCCCGAAACGCCTTATGACGGCGTGTTTTATAGCAAGAGCGGTAAATACCAGAAAGACGACACCCCGGTATACTCATACAGCGATGCATCGACTCAGCTCAGTGATGAAGAGATCGTTCGCTTTTCCGGCCACGACGAAGAGCTGAATCCTGACGGAGCGGCGAAAGCGGAATCGGCCGCCCGAGAAGCAATAGCAAGCATGAGTGAAGAAGAACGGGGAGCTCTCAAGAACTATACTTCTCAGTATGGGAACGGGAGCTACAGCACAGTAAACGAATACTTCATCAACGGAACCGGAAGCGAAGAAACCAAGAAAGCAGCCGAACATGTGAATGCTGCGCTCGACCACGAAATTGGAGCAGACTGCATCTGTTCAAGAGGCGCAGGCGGCATCCACGGGACAAAAGACGATAAGACCGCGGCAAAGATTATAGGCCAGATAGAAAAAGGAAACTTCAGCAATGCCGGGAAACTCAAGGACATCCTCGTCGGGCAGGTTATCAAAAATGATGCCGCCATGAGCACGTCCCCCGGAGGAAGCACATCCGGCTATGGTCAGCGCCCGGTTCAGATGACGTTCAAAACGCCAGCTGATGCAAAGGCTGTTAACATTACGTCTTTGTCTAACTATGGCGGTGGAGCTTCTGAAGCAGCAAAAGCGCTCGCTTCAACAGGAATGTTTGGATCTATTGCTTATGAAAGCGAAGTCCTGTTCAAACCCGGAACCAGATACAGGATCGACGACGTTCAGTTCTCGATTTCTGTAGACGGAAAGAATAAGAAATCCGGCAAGATCCATATTGTTGCGTCTATTCTAACGGATCGCACCGACGGCGGGCCCGGTTCTGGCAATTTCGGTCATGAGGGACGCCCCGGAGAAGTGGGTGGCTCCGCTCCGTCCGATGGTCCGAAGACCGGACGCGACAGCTTTTCCAAAAAGCAGCAGAAGGTCATCGACGCGATCAGGTTTGTTGACTCCCCGGACGAGGACATCTACAAGCGAATCAAGTCCGTCAAGAACGAAGAGACCGAGAAAAGAAAGTGGTCTTTGATCGAGATGACCAACGGGCAGCTTTTCGAAATGTATAATTACTCCGGCATCAAGGAAGTCCTGAAAGACTACAAAAGCGCTGCGGATGACGACGGCGAGTTCATCGATGATGACACATCGATCTACGTTGAATACCGCGACGGAACAAGCGCATCCATTGAAGCCGGCGACAAGATTTCCGAGCTAAGAACATCTGATATCAAGTGCGCCATCATAGACAACGGGTATACCTACCAATGCTATGGAACTGCCATCGGATTCAACGAAGGGGATCACTATAGCAAGGGTGACGAAGATGACTATGACTGGAGACCGATAACGAACGAAGAAGCGGATGTCTGGGAGAAAAAGGCCGGAGAAAAGAAAACCGAAACCTCCACGGAAAGCGACTTGAAGCCTCTGAAAGACAGTCAGATCGAGAGAGCTCTGAACGCAGCAGGAGATATCGGAATCAGTGATGTATACTTCGTCGATAAAGACGGCAAAGAATATGACTGGAACGGATACTATCTGACGGACATGAAAACCGGCGAGATCTATGCCGAAAATAAGGAAGCCGCGAAGAAGTTCCTGGCAGGCGCTCGTTTATCATCCGACCAGCAACGGGTTGAAGATTATCTTGGCTTCAAAGAAACAGGCGGAGTGGCATCAGGCGAAGACTATCGAGCTTACGGAGAGACGCGGGAAGAACGGAGTAAAACCCGGGCGGATATGTACTCTCAGTATGTGGATGAGATGGCGAAACATCGCCCAGAATTGAGAGATCTCGGCAGGGATCGACTGGACAAAAAACGCAAGCTCGAAAAGTATGAGCGGGAGCTTGGTAAATACATCATTCCTGACGGTGTAAACGATGACAACATCGAGCAGAAACGGAAAGAGGCCAAGGCCGAGTATGATAAAGCTCTGAAGGCTGCCGAAAACGCCAATCAGTACGATCCGAATGACGACGAGATCTTCGAACGCTTCTACGATGCCGAAAAAAGGTACAAGAATCTACAGCTGTACGAAACCAATAAGGAGCAGATCAAGAAAATCCGAGAAGAGATGGCTCCTTACCAGAAGGAATATGATGAAGCTGATGAGAAGTACCAGAAGGCGTATCAGAGAATGCAGGGGATCGTCGATCAATACAAATCCCGCGTGGACAAGATGAACGCTGCGGTGCTCACAAAATATCCGACGTATGGTGATATTGAAACAGCGGAGGACGCTGAAGAGTATTTGACCGCCCGAGGATATTTCTCCAGAACGTACAAGAAGAGCAATGGAGATTACTCGTCTGTTGAGGAAGAGCCGTCTGCACCTTCTGATAAAAGCGTTTTGCTCAAAGGAATGGACGTTGATGTGGCGCGGCAGACCTGCGAGACCATCGATAAGATCTACACGAGGTATCCGGAGTTCTCCGGGTTCATGCATGTGCTCCAGAGCAGCAAGACCGGAAAGTCGAGCTATTTGGGCGAGTACAGCAATGGAAGCATCACGCTCAATCAGGATCGTTTCGGCAAGAAAGAAGAAAAAGGCTGGGGCGGCGGATCGTTCCACCCGCCAATCGTCGCCAAGGAAGGAGTGCTCAAAGAGCACAACTCCACAGTCGCCCATGAGATGGGCCACGCCATTGACGAATGGTTGTGTAAAAGATGCCCTGACGTTGCGCTTGAAATATGGTATAGTACATGGAAAGAGGATACGGTCGCGTCGAAGCTCCTCAGCCAGGCTGCGAGAAACCTCGGGATGACCCAGACGGAGCTCAAGCAGAAGATCAGCGGATACGCCTGCAAGAACACTATGGAGGCGTTCGCTGAAGCGTTCTCGGAACTCATTTGCAGCGATGAACCCCGTCCGCACATCCTTGAGATCGGACGGCAGATCGATTCCCTGTACAAAACCGGCAAGCTCGCCAAGAAGGAGAAAAAGAAATGACACCTGTTGCACCGAAATACGTCAACAGCAAGTTCTACGATCCCGAAAAGGATGTCCTTTTGGAAGGCGCTTCTGAAGAGGACAAGAACGAATACGAAGATCTCCACAACGGCTACGACTGGATGCTCTTTTACAAGGAGCTGGAGCCTGACATGGAGATCCCGTACAAACGCTGGGACGGCAAGATCATCGACATCGGTAAGTAAACGAATAATCAAAGCAGCAAAAGGCGCGGTTTTCACCGTGCCTTTTGGCTTGCCGGAAGGAGTGAGTGCATTTGAACGTTCAGATGAATACGAAGGGCAGAATCATAGCTACGCTTGCTCCGCTGCTGGATAGGAATGACAATGCTTCGTCCATGGCAAGCTATATGCTCCAAAAAGTTGCTCGGTTGGATGGAGGCCCAGGATCTGGGAATCACGGACATAGGGGCATCCCCGGACAGGTTGGCGGTTCACTTCCATCCGGCCGTTTTCCAAGAGGAAGTGCTGAACGAGAACGGCAGAAGCAGTATGTTTCCAACATCATGACGAACAGTGAAGCATACAAGGTTCAGTCGGTAGTACGCGGGCCGAATGTAATGCGCTTGCGGATGGCTTCCGGAGCTTCCGAGGAAGAAGTAGATAAGCTGTTCCCCAAAGATGACGGATGGTTTGAGAAAAACCCGCCATCATATGACAGATATGTCACGGCCCAAAAAATACTTGACAGCGATTCGGATTACGCCAAGGCGGTTCTGATGTCGTCTATCAATGCGAAAGAAGCGTTTAAGGCACTGAAAGAAGGAAACTTGTCGCAGAAACTCGAAGAGCATCACAGCTCCTACGTCGAGAAGAAAATGGACAGCATGGACAGTCGTTACGGCGGAACACCTGAGTGGACCGAGGAATGGAGAAGCGAGAAAGAAGAGATCCAAGCCTCGGATAAGGAAGTTCACAGGCTGTTCGGCGGAAGCGATACGCCGGCGCAGGACTACTATCTCGCTGTTGAGGAATCGCAGAGAGATATAAGCCTCAATGATTATTGCTTGCAGCAGGCTTATGTCGCTGGCGGTTTTGGAACAAAGGCGGAGATTATCAATAGGAAGTTGTATTCCGGCAGCGAATCCGATCTCACGGATGCCGAGAAAGAGATCTGCGAATCTGTGGAACGCACTGCGATTGCCATTCCAAAGCCGATGGACTTCTATAGGGGAGTTAGTCCCGACTGGCTGAAGAACCAGATCGGATACAACGGCGATCCTGCGAGCCTTTCGGATCTTGTTGGGAAAGAAACGACGATTAAATCGCTCTCTTCCGCGACATGCGGAGGAGTAGCATACGACTGGAAAGATTCAGACGTTGTTATCTGCATCAAGGCTCCGAAGGGAACGAAAGCCACATTTCCATACAACCCGCAGGAGGGGGAGGCTATCTTCGGAAGGGGATTGACTTTGCGGATAAAATCTATAGAATATGGCTCGAAGGACTTCCCAGTATGGTGGGAAGGAACGACTGCAATGAACTGCGCTGCTTTCCCACTGGATGAGACGAGGAGAGACGCCAAGAAAAGAATTCACGTTGTTGCGGAGGTCATATAATGCCAGATGTATATGAAATCTACGGATACTATTCCGAAAGCATGCTGGTGTGGCTGGACAAATCGTTCGTTCAGGACACTCTGAGCAAAGACGGCATTACGCTGGTTTACCCCATGAACGGTTCGCGCAGAACGTACTTGACTGTTGGCGTCAACCCCGAAAATACAGACAGAATCCTTCGTCACAAGTCGAGCACCAAAACAGACCGCATCGTCGCGGAAGATGAGCTTTTATCTGACTGCGAGATCATTGGATACTACGCCGATCACAAAGAACTGATTGATGAGAACGGAATCGTCAAAGAATAACCGGCGTACAATTTGAAAACGCTCCTTGCTTCGCCGCCGTTGCGCGATGAAAACTTATGAGCTGTTGTAAAAAGAACTGAATAATTACAACGAAAGCAGAGTGGCAACACCCTGCTTTTTTCATACCCAATTTGAAGGAGAATCCATGGGAGAGTTTTACGTCTGGAATTCGCCTGCAAAGTGCGAAATGTGCGGGAAAGAAATATACGGGATCAACCGCGACACTTGGGCATACAAGCGCGGAGAAGCACCGGGACACTATAAGTTCTTCTGCACATGGTCATGCCTCAGAAAGTATGACAAGATGAAAGAAGAAAAGCGGAAAGCCACGAAGCCAAAGAGATATAGATAATCAACAGCAGCGAGGTTTTGATTTGGCCTCGCTTTTTCCATGCCCAGCTAAGGAGATGATGGTCAGTTGCACATCGATATGAGATGCCCGATACCGCTCGACTTAAAACGGAGATGCGTTGCGGAGGCGGAGCAAGGGAAAACGTCGCGGGAGATCTACGATACGATGTTCCATCAGGAGCATCCGTCCACGTCGTTTCCAACGTTTCGGAGAAGGTTGACGGAGTGGAAGGGAATGTCACTGGCCGATACGGATTCTCTGGCAGCCGGAACATACGAGGGCTTTACCGCCCACGATGCTACTGTTCAGGTGAACGGCAGGGGACAGATTGTGCAGGCTTGGATAAAGCAGGCGATTGATGCCGGCCAATGGGATTCTCTTTTGAACGCGATCCATGAAAACACAGAACCGGTGCATATCCGGCCAAAGGTCGGAGAGGATTCGGAAAGAATGCTTGAGATCCCTATGTACGACATGCACTTGCCGCTTTCCGATCATACGGAGTCAGTTGAGCAGCTTCTTGGCATCATAGCCGAAAAGAGCTGGGACGAAATCAACATCATTGTCGGTCAGGATATGTTCCACAACGATGACATGAGAGGCCGGACAGCCTCTGGAAGACAGATAGAAAAAGTAGATATGGGAAAAGCTTGGGAGATGGCAAGGGCGATCTACTACAACATCATCGACTTGTCCCTCGCCAATGCAAAAAGGACGAAGCTCATTTATAGCGTGGGCAATCATGATGAAAGCCTCGCCTGGGCATTTGTCCAGATGTTAAAAGACCACTACCCTCAGCTCGAAGTAGATGATCGGCTCAGGCAGAGAAAATGCATCTACTGGAAGAAATGCTTTATCGGCATCACGCACGGAGCGTATACGAAAAGCGCACCGCAGGATTTCCGCGGTCAGTTTACGATCGAGTTCCCGCAGGAGTTCGCAGCTTCCACGGTACGGGAAATCCATGCTGGTCATCTGCATCACGAGCGCGAGGCTGATATATACGGCGTCATGGCGAGACGACTGTCCCGCGGCGGCAACGTGGATCAGTGGAGCGAAGATGAAGGATTCGTCGGAGCCAACAGCAGATTCATGGTATTCGAATGGGTTCCTGGAGCACTCCGGGCAATTCATTACATCTGACGCCAAATTCACCTACAAGCCCTGGAAAGCGGGGGAATGGAATGGACAATAAATTACACCAAGAAGCCGTAAAAGACGCCACACGGGCCAAATTTCGCGGTAAACGGAAAATCCGGAGCAGATACATCCCGCTATACCCGGATTCTTCGGAGCGCGAGATGCGAAGGATTGCAAACGGATATATGAAGATCGTGACCGCAGGCGTCAAGGAAGTGCTGCCGGACGTGATAAAGGTTTACGAACAGGAAGTCAGAAATGACTCTCGAATGGACGGAATCCGAGATCTCCGCAGCGCGATTCGCAATGGTTTTTCAAAAGCGAGAGAGAGCATTGCCCAGAAGCTTGAGGATTACGGCCTCGAAGAGAAACTTGCAAGGACCGCTGTTACGGTTAAGAACACGGCGCTGAATGAGTGGAAAAAGACCGTAAAGAAAACGCTGAATGTAACGCTCCTCGACGATTACTACCGGGACGAGCTGTATCGCAAAGCCATTGACGATTGGATCAAAGGCGGAAGCGATGCAATGCATGTAATTCCGACGGACTTGCTCGATAAGATCCAGCAGATCATTGAGAACGGATATAGTGCCGGAAAACCGGTCAGCGAGATCAAAAAGGAAGTCCAGCATGCTTACAGCGTGAAAAGGCGAGAAGTTGTCGATGGCGCGGCGGGCAGCGTATCCACGTTGAATTATGAGTGTACCCGGGTGAACCAGGAAGACGCCGGGGTTCGCGAGTACATGTGGTATACACGCAGAGACGCCCGCGTTAGGGCTTGCCATGCCTCTTTCGACGGGAAGTTCTTTCGATGGGATGGACCACCGGAAATATGGTATGAGACAAAGCACGGCGGGAAGATCTGGACCGGAAGGTACTGTCACCCCGGGGAGGATTACAACTGTAGGTGTCGCGCCGTGCCTCGCTTTGACATTCAAACTCTGAATTTGCCAATTGCGGGCGGACAGGAAGGAGGATGATGACATGGCAGAATACAAAGAAAGCGCGTCTCTGATGCAGCTTGCTGCAAAGGTTATTCGGGATCATGCAAGATTCGCTCATCTGGACGATCCGAATTGTCGAATAGCGTATCAGTATTCTGACGAGGCCAAGAAAAGCGGCGGGAAAGTCGTCTACGCAGACACCGAACGTGTGAAGGAAAAGCTCAAAGGCTTTCTGCCGTTTGATTTTATCATCACGTTCTATCGCCCGAACACAGAGCATCTGGACGAGGACAGGATGGAGAAGCTTATGTTCCATGAGCTTTGTCACGTTGGATTCAAAGGGCCAGGTTCTTATTCGATCATCCCTCATGACATTGAAGATTTCCGCGTGGTGATCGATTCGTGGGGGCTCGACTGGATTTGAGGTGAGCTATGGAAACCACGGAAAAGATCGAGGTGTACATCCTCACCAAAAACGGGAAGACGATTTGCATATGCTGTGCAGACAGAAAAGGATGCGATCGCCAATGTGAACCGGACAGAGTTACAAGGGACAAATTCGACGGATGGCAGGATGTTTTCCGCCGGGATAAATACGGAAGATGAATCGGAGGTATTGATATGACCGAGAGATTCAGCAACGGAGGCCGCGATCCCCCTGGGACGCAGACCTCCGTTTCCCATTTCATCAGAAAGGAGAGAATGCCATGAAAAATGCATACGCAATCGGAGACCTCGCCGGGCTCATGGTGAAATCCTGTGACACCATCGGCCAGCTCGCCTTGACCATCAACAATGCCGAGCAGAACGACAATGACATCCTGATGGAGAGCTACAAGGACATGATGCTGAACGAGCTTGAGAACCTTCAGCACATGACCATCTCGCTGACCCAGTTTGTTACAGAAGTCGCTGCCGGCCACGAACGCGGCGATGGAGTCAGCTCCGTATTCCAGAAGGGTGAGCTCGAAGATGATCTGGGCGATAAAACGGATCGTGATGTTGTGACCATCGAAGAGGAGGAAGAGTAATTGAGCAATCTTGTACGAGTAATCCGCCTCGATGGCAGACCGCTGACAAAGGCGCAGTTCACACCGGAGGGCTACCTGGATGACAGGCCGGTCCTCACAAGCGTCGGAATCTTCGAGTATGCGAACCCGGATGGCTCTGTCCGGCGTGAGCTCAGATTACCAGAGGAAGTCTTCGCCCCCGAAAGCCTCGAAAGCTACCGGGGGAAGCCCATCATTGTCACGCATGATGCCGGCCTGATAGATAAGGACAACGTTGCCGATGAGCAGATCGGCACGATCCTTACAAATGGCTATCGCAGCGGTGATGATGTGAGGGCGGAGATTTTCATACATGACACCGACAAGATGAAAGACAGCGGATTGAAAGAGCTTTCTCTTGGATACAACCTCGACCTCGACGAGACGCCGGGGGAGTACAACGGTCAGCCCTACGATGCAATCCAGCGCAATATCCGCATCAACCATCTGGCTCTTGTTGCCAATGCAAGAGCCGGGGAACAGGCACGGCTGAATATTGACAGCCGTGACAAAGTTTCTGAGAAAGGAGAAACAAGAAACATGGCAAAGACCAAAAAGACCAACCGTGCCGACGGCGTTCTGACTCCCGAGGAGCTGGCGAAGGCCATCGAGGATTACAAGGCCAAGCACACCGCCAAGGACGCCGATGAGGAGAAGCTGGGCGAGGATGTCGTCATGGAGACCCCTGCCCCCGATGCCGTCGGCGAAAAGAAGGAGGACGAGGCCGCTGTCGCGGAGGAGAAGCCCGCAACTCTGGAAGCTCAGGTCGAGGCTGTCAAGGAGCGTCATGAGGATGACGAGGATGTCCAGCTGCTCTGCGACATCATCGACACCCTGCTCGCTCAGAAGGCGTTCGGCGAGACTGCCGAGAAGACCGACGACGTTGATGAACTCGAAGCCATGAAGGGCGACGAGGACGACACCGACGAGACTCTGCCCGAGGACGATGAAGTCAAGGAAGACGGCGACGATCTGGAGGACGAAGACAAGGACGAGGAGTTCGACGGCGATGACGACAAGAACTGCGATTCCGAGGACGAGGACACCGTTCCCGGCCAGAACACCGAACTCAAGCAGCTGAACACCGATTCCATCGACCGCATCGTGCGTGAGCGCGTGAAGATCGGTCTCGTGGGCCGTAAGCTGAACATGGACGGTCTGGAAGACCTCAGCATCCGCTCCGCCAAGAAGGCCATTATCAAAGCGGTTCGCCCCGGCATCCGCCTCGACGGCAAGAGCAACGCCTACATCAATGCGGCTTACGATCTGGCTGCTGCCGAGATCAACTCCCGCGCCACCAAGGACACCGGCTACCAGAAGCGTCAGATGTTCAATAAGGACTCCCGCGAGGCTGCCCCTGTCAAGACCGAATCCAGTGAGGCCCGCGCGCGTATGATCGCCCGCGCCCAGAATAAGAACAAGGAGGACTAAACAATGTCTGTTCAGACCGTCTACAAGTATTCCACTCCCATCGGCCAGCCCGGCGGCATCGTCGATCTGGCTCCCTATGCTATCGATTCCTTCACCAACGAGGCCGATGACGGCGCTCTGAAGCCCGGTATGGGCGTTGTCAAGGGCACTGCCGCCGGCGTTCAGGCCAACCTGCCTGCTACCGGCGCTACCGCCGCGGACTTCGAGGGTATCGTGACCAACCGCCGTACCTATGAGAACACCATGACTGGCGGCCCCGAGGTCAAGAAGGGCAGCACCCTCGGTGTCATGCGCTATGGCCGCATCTACGGACAGCTCGCGGCTAATGAGGAGCCTGCCTATGGCGATGCCGTGTACCTCGTTGTCACCGGCAATGATGCCGGCTGCTTCTCCAAGACTTCCACCGGCAACGTGGCGATCAAGGGCCGCTTCCTGAGCGCAGCTTCCGACGGCATTGCCATCATCGAGCTGTTCAATCAGGCTCAGTCCTAAGAGAGAAAGAATAGGAGGATAAAGAATATGCCTAACAAGAACTACGACAAGGTTGAGGCTCAGATCCTGAAGACCACCGGCGCTGCGGCCACCCTGATGGCGACCGTCAACGCTGTTGACAACCGCCCCGGCGTTCGCTTCGACAGCGTGGATGCCGCGTCTGTCTTCATGGCCCGCGAGCTGGATGCTGTCAAGGCCAAGTCCTATGACAAGAAGTATCCCCGCTTCAATGCTCTGAATCTGTTCCCTGTGAATTCCGACGCCAACCCCGGCGCCGAGTCCATCACCTACTACACCTACGATATGGAAGGCTTCGCCAAGATCATCGACAACTACAGCACTGATCTGCCCCGTGCCGATGCCAATGGCGTTCCCCACTCCGTCCCCGTGAAGTCTCTGGGCGTCAGCTATGGATATTCCAATCAGGAGATGCGGGCCTCTCGTATGGCCGGCAAGGGCCTCGATGCTCGTAAGGCTGAGGCTGCCCGCTTCCAGATCGACAATGCCACCAACAAGATTGCTTGGAACGGCGATGCCTCTCACGACCTGCTCGGCGTTCTGTCTACCGGTCAGAACATCCCTGTGACCACCATCGGCACCGGCGCTTTCTCCGGCAAGACCAAGTGGATCGACAAGACCGCTGACGAGGTTCTGGCCGATGTGACCGCCATGTATGCTCAGGTGTCCCGCGACACCATGGACGTGGAGCGTCCCGACACTCTGGTTCTGCCCACTGATGTCTACACCGCCCTGTCCATGAAGCGCGTCGGCGACACCGAAGAGACCGTGCTGGGCTTCATCCAGAAGCACGCTCCCTACCTGAAGGAGATCGTCTCCGCCGCCGAACTGAACTGCACTTCCGTCGAGACCAACCCCTACGCCGACGCAGTTGCTGCCAACGGTCAGGGCGTTGCTTTCCTGTTCACCAACGATCCCGACAAGCTGGAGATCAATGTTCCCATGGCCTACACCCAGAACCCTGCGCAGCCTGATGGCCTGGAAGTCAAGATCCCCTGCGAAGCCCGCGTTGCAGGCGTCATCGTGTTCTATCCGATGTCTGCCATCATCGCTGTCGGCGTGTAATCCAACAACAAGTTGATATGGGGAGGGGCTGCCGCTTTTGGCAGCCCCATTGCATTTATGGAGGTTTGAAATGCGCATTACAAATACCACTGATAACAGCAAAAACAGCGGCGTTAAGGTGATCGGCATTGGAGATTATTCCATTATGCCTGGTGAAACCAAAGAAGTCCCCGACCGCCTCGTATATGTTGACGAGACCGATGCGAACGGAAAGCTCACCGGACGAAAGACCGTTTTGCCTTCCATCATGGCCCTGGCCCGCAAGAAAATGATTACCTACGTCGAGACCGCTCAGAAAGCTGAAGTACCCGCGCCTCCCGTCATCGAACAGGAGAAACCAGTTGAGAAGCCTGCCGAAAAAGCCGAAACCGAAGAGAAGCCGGTGATGACTGACGAAGAGAAGAAAGCCGCAGCTGCCGCCAAGAGAGCGGCAACGAGAGCAAAGAACAAAGCCGCCAAGGCTGCCGCAGCAGCCGCTGCTGCCGAAAAGGGCGAATAAGGAGAGTGAACACCATGGAAGTCGTTGAGATGGTAAGAAAAATTGGAGGCGGAGAATTCGACGATCTTTATGATGAAGATATCGAATGGTGGGATGAATTCGTCACACCTCTCGTCAGCAAGAAGCAGTTTGGGAAACTGTACAATCACGCCAAAGCCCTCCTGATCTGCCACAAGCTCTCAATGGCCGGCCTTGGTGAAAACTCACTTGGAGAACTCGGAAAGATAAAGAATGGCTTTGCCGCGTCCAGCGTATCGGACGGAGGCAGCAGCATAAGCTTCGCAAATACCGGTGCGGGAAACCTCGCGATGAATGCAGAATATGGCATGACCGTCTACGGGACACAGTATTTACAGCTCCTGAAGATGTGTGTCATGCCAATTCATATTTCAGGGGAGGATGTTCTTAATGGCCGGGTTTGATGCCATCTACAAGCAGACAGTAACGCTGTTCAACCGCTTCAAGAAGGAAGACGCCATTTATTGGTATCCTACTGTTCTCGAAAATGTCCACCTGATTATTGACCGGTCTATTTTGATCGCCACCTATGGTGAACACTGCTCAGATAACGCCAGGCTGCATGTGCGTTATCTGCCTGACGGGAATGACGCAATCATTGGCGACAAGAAATATCGGCTGCCAAAGGAGTTCGCCCGTGAGGGAGATCCCGGCTCAGATATCACGTTCGCCTTCGGAGATGATTTCGACTTCATTATGGAAGGGGAGTTCGGCTCAACCGTTCCGGTTCCTGATGCAGACTATCGTAGCGGTTTTTTCAACTATATGAACAGAACCTACGATAACGTGTTTGCCATCACAAGCGTGTCGAAGTTCAATCTGCTTCCGCATTTTGAAATCGGGGCGAGGTGATTCATCATGGGGCTGTTTCTGCCAAGGTTTCGCGACATCACGCTCAAAAACGAAACGATGACCGCTCGAATCGGCCTGTCTGTTTTTGGCGGTCGATTCAAAAAGGCTCAGATATGGCTGGATCAGGAAATCATGAAAAGGATGGAGCCTGTCATTCCGTACAGAACAGGAGCTTTTCTCGGAAAGATCAAGGCGGAAAATGCCGGAAGAGTTGGAACAGGTGTACTTCGCACATCGGTTCCGCCGCAGGGCACGAAACTGTATCCCGGCGTGTCTTCCCGCGGTGTTCCATTCCATTGGACGAATCCCAATACGCAGCCGTATTGGGGACAGTATGTGATCCGGACCTACAAGCGCGATTTCGTGGATGGCGTCCGAAGAATTATCGGAGGTAAGTGATGCCGAATGAAAACCTGAGATCCGACGTTTACGGATATGAATTAGTCACAAAAGCGCTGATGGATCTCGTCAACAGCTATCCCGGCCTGTATTCGGGAGAGCGCTTTCTATTTGCTACCTTGCCGGCCGCTGAAGGAGTTGCTATCTTCCCCAGCACCGGCAGTTTCATTTATGACGAACGGGAATCGATTACGGGCCACGTTATGCAGATGTGCCAGTACCCGTTCACGGTTGTTTACCGGGCTTCCGGGTTGAATCACAGTCTGCGTGTCACAGCGAAAGAATGGCTGGACACCTTTGGACGGTGGATTGAACGTCAACCCGTTCAGATAGATGGAACAACTGAACAGTTGCAGGAATGGCCCGACCTCACGCAGGATCGAGAGATCAGAGAGGTCACAAGGCAGTCGCCTGCATATTTGGCCTCCGTTGACGAGGACAAAAGCGAGAACTGGGTTGTGGATATTATCATCAGATACCGCAACGAATTCGACAGATAAGGAGAAATAAGCTTATGAGCAGAATCGAACGTAAGTATCTTGCCCATTACATCGACGAGAGCTTCGGCGGACAAACCCCCAACTACGTTCGCCTCGGCAAAGACCTTGAGGTTTACAATGAGGAGCTGAACCCGCAGGTGGAAATCCGCCGTAACATCCTCGGCGAGCAGAATGTTATCCATCAGGGCTATCAGGTGCAGAGCACGGCAGACCCGTACTATGCTGAGAAGGGCGATCCGCTCTTTGAGCAGCTGTGCCTGATCGCGAATGAGCGCAGAACCGGCGACGCCTGCATTACCACCCGCGTGGAAGTGCTGCTGAATGAGGAGGGAAACCAGGAGTGGGCTTATCGCGAGGATTGCTGGGTCATTCCGAACACCATCGGCGGCGACACTTCCGGTGTGCAGATCCCGTTCAATGTATACAATGCTGGCAACCGCGTTGCCGGCACTTTCAACACTACCACGAAGACCTTTACGCCGACCCCCTGATAGCAGAGAACAGGCAGGCTTTTTCAAGCCTGCCTGTTCTCTGGCATTTGCATCCGATTAACCGAAATATGGGGAAATATTTGGAGGTTACAACATGGACGAAAACAAGAAGATGAACCTCGGCATTGTCGTAGATGACGGTACTATTGAGGTTCCGATTACAAATACACTCGGCGAAGAAGTGGGCGTTTTCCACTTCCGCCCCACAGACTTTAACATCGTAAAACGCTTCAACGAAATCTCTGAAAAGTTTGGCGAAATCGTTAAACCACTTGTTGACGCCAACATCAGCAATACCGGAGATGGGGAAGACGAAGAGTCTATTCGCATTCTGAACGAGGTAGAAATCAAGCTGTTTGAGCTGGTTGACTATCTGTTTGACGGCAATGCTGCTGAAGCGTTTTTTGGGAAGATGCATGCTTTCTCACCTGTTGATGGGAAATTCTACTGCGAGAATGTACTGAACGCTGTTGGCGAGTTCATTTCTCGGCAGTTTGATAAGGAAATCAAGAGCATCAACAGCCGTGTGGACAAGTACACGCACGGCTATCGGACGGGAAAGCATAGCAAAGGCAAACAGTAATGTTAGGCTTACCGACGAGCCTCACTGTAAACGGGATAGATCATCCTATCAGGTATCAGTATGAGGCCGTGCTGGATATAATCCGGGCATTCAATGACCCTGAACTGGAAGACAACGAAAAGGTGTACATTTGCCTTTTCATTCTATACGAAGATTTTGCGCAGATCCCCAAGAATGACTACGCAGCCGCCTTCAAGGCCGCACAGGAATTTATGGACAATGGCATGGAGAGCGAAAGAAGAAGCGAAGTCAAGATGGTGGATTTTGAGCAAGATGAAAAGCTGCTGTTCCCGGCGGTAAACCGTGTTGCCGGCCGCGAAATCCGGCTCGAAGAGAACATCCATTGGTGGACGTTTCTCGGATGGTTTATGGAAATAGGAGATTGCACGTATTCGCAGGTGCTTAATATCCGCAGCAAAAAATCCAAGCACAAGAAGCTTGAGAGTTGGGAACAGGAGTTCTACGACGCAAACAGAAAAATCTGCGATATTCAGATTCGACTCACAGAAAGAGACAAAGAGATTGAGCGGAGACTGAATGCAATGTTGAGCTGATTAGAAAGGAGCGATGCCTATGGGCGGCGGAGAAAACCAGATTACAATAAAATCAGTTCTTGACACTGTTGGTTTTGAGAAGGGTTCGCAGAGGCTCAAAAAGGCAGTTGATGGACTTGGGAAATCTGTTCAGTCCATAGGTCGCGCAGCAAAACAATACACAGCATCTGCCAGCCAGTCATTTGGAAGCGCGGCTGGCGTCATAAAGCGAATTATTCCGATGATACTCGGCGTCGGCTCCGCATATCAGGTGATAAGCAGAGCTGTCAGCGCGTTCATGTCTCAGAATCAGGAACTCGCTTCGAAAATGAATTCCATTTGGACGGCATTAGGGAACATCCTCGGGCCGATTCTTACACAGATTATCAGCTGGATTACGATGGCTGTATCGTATTTCATTGAGTTCCTGCGACTGCTTGGCATCACAACCAAAAAAGCATCCGAAGCTTCAAAAGCCGCTGGCGGTGCCGGCGGCGCTCTACAAAAAACCATAGCTGGCTTCGACGAGTTGCAAAAGCTCTCAGAAGGCGGCGGTGGCGGCGGTGGTGGAGCTGGCCTCGACGACCCGAAAAAGCTTCCGGAATGGATGGAGATGCTTGCCGAAGCGCTGAGAGCCAAGATGTGGGACGATGCCGCCGATATCATCATCGGCAAATTCAATGATCTGATTCATGTATTTGCCAAAAATGCAGAAAAGTTCGGAAAAAAGTGTTCTGAATATCTTGCTGGAGCGCTGAGAATTATCGGGCGCGTATTTGATGAAACAGACTGGAATGATCTCGGACGAGGAATCGCCCGATTTTTTAATGGCCTGTTTTCCAAGGTGGATGGCACGGACATCGGTAAAATTCTCGTAGGTAAATTTACCATTGCCTTTAAGATCCTCACCGGCTTTTTTGAAGAACTGGACTATGTACAGTTAGCCAAGATTCTTTCCGATGTGTTCATTGGAGCAATGGAATCCCTTGCTAAAACAATCGAAAGCGCAGACTTCAGCAAAATCGGGGAGGGCATACGCACCTTCTTCGCGAACATAGATTGGGCAGGCATCGGCACTTCGCTTTTCAAATTCCTCAAAGTAGCCTGGGATGGAGCCCTTGAATTATTCAAAGGATTGTTGACCTCTGACGGAGAAGATCTTCCCTTGTTGAGCAGTCTGCAAAAGCTACTCGACGCGATCGAGAAGTTCGCAAATTCAATATCGCAGAACTGGTCTGAAAAGATCCAGCCTGTTCTTGACTGGACAGTGAATGAGGCGCTTCCGAAATTCTTTGAAGCGTTGGCAGATACGATTCAAGATCTTGCCGATCTTCTGAACGGCGATATGAACTTCGGGGAGTTCATAACACATATGAACGGCCTTGAAAAAGCACTTGCTGCACTGTTTGCAATCAAGATCGGAAGTTGGGGCCTCGATATCGCGGAAGGCATCGGAAAGATCATTAGCGTATTTGGCGGTGGAGCTGGCGCTGCGGGCACAGCTGCCGCAGGAGGTGGCATCGTAAATACCATCCGAGACTTCTGGGCAGCTCTAAGCCTTGGGGCTGAAGCCGTTGGAGGGGTTGCTACCATCGCACCAATCGCTGTTGGTGGGCTAGCAATGCTGGGAACGGTTATGCTTGATAACAAGCTGTCAGCCGATTATCTTGCAGAAGGTCTTAATGGCGCGGGCAATTCCACAGCCGATCTCGCAGCAAAAATAAACGAATGGAATGAAATGGCTTCCCATCAGGACGACATCTTATGGGAAAGCATGGCAGGGATTGATTCATATGGTTATTCTCTGCAAGAAGCGAGATATGCAGCAGAAGCCGCGGCAAATGCGCTTCCTGTCCTTGCAGAAATGCTTGGCCTCACTACTGAAGAATTAAAGAAACAGATCGAGGCGGCAGGCGGAGATGTGACGCAGATCGAGGCTCTTCAAGCTGCATCCAGTGGCCTTGCAAGCAGCAATACCGATGTCGCAAATTCACAGCAGGCTGCTACTGCCGCAATCGATGAATATGGAAACCATATTGACGGCGCTGCCAACAAAGCAAAAGACGCTTCCGATAAATTTGTAGCTGCGAACTCTGAGATGAGCGGTTCCGCTCAAGATACCGCTTCTCAGGCTGATGTGAGCTATGGTGAAGTGGAGAGCGCAGTTTCTGACAAGCTCGGTAACGCTGCCACTTCTGGCGCTTCATCCACTGCGGAATTGGAAGAGAATGTTACGTCAGATTTCCAATCCATGGAGGATGCGGCTACTTCTTCTATGGAGAACGTCGAGAAAGCACTTACCGATGGTGTTAAGAGAGCTGCACAAACAGTAAAGCTCGGGTTGGATGATCTGCTCCGTTCTGTGCGGTCGGCCTGCTCGAATATGAGCACAGTCGTTACGTCGAGCACGTCCGGCATTGCAGGAGCCCTTAATTCGTATTGGGCATCTATGTCCCATAATGCCTATGTCTGGGGAGCTGACATGATGATCCTCATGAACAATGGTATTGTCGCAGCCTTTAACTCATACCTGCATCCGACGCTTTCTCAGGTCGCACAGATGATAAAGAACTACCTCGGTTTCTCAAAGCCGAAAATGGGGCCGCTGTCTGATGCAGATACTTATATGCCGGACTTTATGGAACTGATGGCTTCCGGTCTGAAAGACAATATTCCTATGGCTGCAAACGCTGCTGCGAAAGTTGCAGAGGCAGTTTCTGAAGAGATTCAGAATGAAGACTTCAGCCTCGGAGTAAGCGCAAATGACGGTGGCATCGAAAGTGCAATGGATGTCTTCTCAGATAAGATCATATCTGGTTTCTCCGAAATGATAGAGAAGCTTCAGTCCATCGCAGAAAACGTCGCATTTACAATGCCGGCTGTCGCAGGAGGCGGAGTCCTCCCGTACAGCGTCGCCGTGTCAGGCGTAGACGAAACATCATCCAGCAATGAAACTGAGGTTCTGGAGGCTGTACGTGAATTACGGGAGCTGATTCAGGAGTTCATGAATGCGGTGGAAAACATGCAGTGGGTGGCGCAGTTCGGAGACATGCGGGCAATCGTTCGGCAGATAACGCAGATGCAGAAACAGATGGAAAGGTCAAAGGGGTGATAGAATGCCGTATTTAACAATTGCATCAGATTACTCTACGGCCGATATCACCTCGTATATCGCGGAAATCAACTGGTCTGAAAACGATCTCGATTCGCCGAAAGCCGGAAGAACGTTGGACGGAAAAATGCACAGAGGTAAAGTCACCTCAAAACATCGTGCGGATATAAAGCTCATGCCAATCAAGGCGGAGGATCTGGAGCCTATTCTTCGGATTCTCCGCTTTGAGTATTTCGAGTGTGAGACGGATTTGATTCCCGGATCGGCTGCACTCACAATGGAGATGTACAACTCGAAACGATCCGGAGGCATCTTGATCGTTGATACTGAGGGAGTAGTAAGGCACAAGGACGTAGCGTTCAACATTATAGAAAGGTGAGGATATGCAGGCAACATCTGAAACTTGGCGTCATGTCATGTCCTCTGAGAATAAATGGTTCGAATCGAAGGTTCGAATTGATGGGGTGGATTATCCTCAAGCTGAGATCTGGTCGATGTCTACCGAATCAGATGTTCTGGAAAAAGGACCTGAGATCGGGAAAGCAATCGCTGGAGAGATAGATTTCCAAATCCAGAAACCGGCTGTCACGATACCAAAGAGGGCAGAAGTCGTGCCCTTTGTTCGCGGGTTGGTGGCTGAAGAAGATGAGCATGGGAATCCGATTGTCATTGAAAGCGAGTGGATTCAAAAGGGCCGGTTTTTCATCGATACACGGAAGCAAACAAACGACGATGATGGCCTGGTCATTTTAACGGTTCATGGATTCGACGCGATGATGTTCGCTGAGGATGATTATGAATCATCATTGTCATGGCCTGCATGGGACTATGATGTGGTGGCCGAGATTGCAGCTCAAATGGGAGTCGCATTGGACAGCCGAACAGTCGATATCATGAAAAACGGAGACGAAACCAGTCCGGGAACTTATCAATTACAGGCAGCTCCAATCGGCTACACGAAGCGGGAAGTCCTTGGCTTTATTGCTTCCATGTATGTAGGAAACTTCGTGATGTCGGATCTGGGAGAACTTCGGCTGCTTACGCTTCTGGAGATGCCGGCTGAAACAAATCACCTCATCGATGAACATGGCTATGCTATTACATTCGGCGGGGTAGAAATCATTGTTTGAGGATGTGAAAACATGACGAATATTGTCACAGCCACATTCCGTGGCGGGAGACTGGCGCAGACGAGAGAACTGTATCAGTGGGACTACGGCCAGATCCTCCAGATCGAAGGTCTTGACCTTCCGTCGCCTTTTGAAATCCATTTTTGCAACAAGGGCAGCGCCACTGCTGAGATATTCATCGGATCTGGAGATGCGGTAGAAATACCAGACAAGTACCTGACAACGGGAAAACCTGTAATTGGATATGTTTATCTCCACACGGCAGAGAGTGACGGCGAAACTGTCTATCGAATTTATATCCCGGTTAGAAAGAGACCAAAACCGGACGGTCAGGTTACTCCGGAGCAGGAAGCTGCGGTCACTCGTGCAATAGCAGAGCTGAACGCAGGGATCGAAAGAGTGGAAGAGATCGCTTCCTCAATTAGCGGAATGGCAATCACAATTGAAGATGGCTATCTCTGCTTTACAACTCTTCCAGAATCAGATGAACCATAAAAGAATAAAAAGGAGGTATTCAAATGTCCTTACCAGAATACCCGATTGACCGGAAAGAAATGTATCTGCAAAACATCGCTACCGGCGAGGGTGATCTGCCGGAATATCCGACAGATCCCAAAGAGCAATATCTTGAATATATCGCCTTAAATGGCGGAGGAGGAGGCGGAGGTGGTGGTATTCCGGCCCCAGCTTCACCTTCTGCCGGCGACTTTCTCGTCTATGATGGCTCCGCTTGGGTGGCGCAGACGCTTGCAGCTTGGCAAGGAGGAAGTTACTGATGGCAGTTGACAAGCTTGTTGATTCCGCTCAGCTCAACGCCGACCTGAGTTCCGTTGCCGATGCGATCCGCACGAAGGGCGGTACTTCCGCACAGCTTGCATTTCCATCAGGTTTTGTCAGTGCGGTCGAGGCGATTGAGACAGGTAGAGGTGGAAGTGGAGCAACCGTTATCTCAAGCGGCTCGTTTGTCGGCGCTGGTACAAATGGCAGACAGTATAACATTCAATTGGGTACGAAAATGCCTCAGACAGATTTTTATATCCTGGTAAAAGCGGAAGATAGCTCAGTTTATGAGAGAAATACAAGTTCCTATTTCACATGGCTTGCCGCTGCGGTATTTAGTGATCTTGGCTATTATGACCTTTCCGCTGACGGAAATGCCAGGCCATTTGTATCAACATTCATCGTTAAGGACAACAATGCAGATGTTATAACGGATAAGGCCGCCGGAGAAGTTGCTGCCGATAGCCGATATATCAGAAGCGGTGGGGTTTCACCACATCGATTTAACACTTTCACTCTGAATAGAACAGCAACAGGATTTACGATGAACATCGGGCAAAGTAACACTGCGTACGTTTTTTCGCCATCTGTGACTTTTGATTTTAAAGTCATCTATTTCGGCAGCAACCCTGACTCAGACATGGTTGAAATCGCGTGAGGTAACGGAAATGGTTTATTTCAAAACAGTAATGGATGGGATCGTCATGGGCGCCAACACACTGAATGGAGCCGGGGCGGGAAACATCGAAAAGGAAGAATACGAAAAGATCGTGGATATGTTTCGTCACTTGCCGGACAATAAAGTGATTTATGACAGCGGCGATGGTTCGTATTCTTATATTGACAACCCGAGTCCTCCAGATCCAGACCCGGAAATTGACGATACCGAACTGCTGAACATCCTCATGGGAGGTGCGGAATGAAAAGAAGTCAAGCATTGAAACTGCGCTCCATGATCGAGAAAGCCGCTGTCTCCCTTGACGATTCCGACGCGCTGGAGGCAGTCGAGCTGTTTCCCAGTTGGAACATCAATACTGACTACGCTGTCGGTGTCCGCGTCCGTTTCGAGGGCAAGCTGTACAAATGTGTACAGACCCACACCTCTCAGGAAGACTGGACTCCCAATGCTACTCCAGCACTGTGGACAGAGGTGGCAAAACCGGGCGAAATCCCCGTGTGGAGACAGCCCAAGGGAGCGCAGGACGCTTACAACACGGGCGATCTGGTGCACTATCCCGACGCAGAGGGGCCTGTATACCGCTGCACCATCGACAACAACGTGTGGTCTCCTGAGGACTATCCGCAGGGCTGGGAGGTAGTTGAATGAGCCTGAAGGGAATCAAATACAATGGAGTTCCGATGAACTTCAGTAACGATGAAAAAGCGGATGCTGCAAGAGTCATGTTCACAGTTGAAGGCAATAACGTTAGCTTCCCGCACACGATAACGTACACCGCCGAAAGAGCGAATGACCTTTACTTTTTTCAGGGAGATGCAAACTCCACGATTAAGAGCGGTTGTTTTCGCGTCACCAATATAAACTTGGCCTCCAGCCAGAAGACGATCACTTTCAATGGAATAGTAAATGGGGCTATATATGAAATCGTTCTGCGAGCGGCGGACGAATCAACAAATCCAATAACCGGCTACATATACAAAAAGTCGTCACCTTTGCCGTCTGAGCTCATACTTAACTTCGATCAGCAGACTGGCACCGTAACATGCGATTATTCCCCTGGGATAGTTGTGTCTGACTATATGAAAGGTTGTAATGTTGTGGCACACTTGAGAGGGTTTGAGCCGTATTTTGTCCCAATGGTCGGTTACAGATTCTCGTTATTACACGACGGGTCAAGCTATCATACATATTATGATCTCGTCTTTACTGGAATCATAGCCGATTCTTCCGGGCAGATGTACGCAGCGAATTTCAAGTTTGAAACACAGGATATTGACGCAACTTCAATGACGGGCACCGGGCGACTTTTGCTGCTTGGGTAAACAATAAACCGGAAGAATCAAAACGTTTTGATAACATGGCCGTCCATAAAAAGAATATGTGAATGAAGCAGGATGCAGGAATACCGAAGTCCTGCTTCATTCATTTTCTGACGTTTCATACCTCTATAGGAAAGGAGGAGATGCCATGTCCGATCATGTTCCAATTAAAGAAAAAACAAGGACATTAAACGTTGCTCCGAGATTTGAAAACATCGGCAAAGTCATAATCAACATCGATGAGAACAACAAGGTGGAGGCCGGAGATGAACGCGCCGGCAGAGTCCTTGAGTTTGATAACCCGTTTGGAACACAGGAGCTTGCCCTTCAGATTCTTGAGAAGCTGAAAGGCTATCAGTATCAACCGTTTGAAGCTGAGGACGCTCACGTAGATCCGGCTGCTGAAATCGGTGATGCGATCAGCGTGAGAAATATATACGGCGGAATCTATCGGTCCAAGCTTACGTTTACAAGCCTGATGACTTCAGATGTTTCTGCCCCATATGAAGAAGAAATCGATCATGAATTCAAGTTTGAGTCCAAGCAGGAGCGAAAATTCAAACACGACATTGGCGACCTCAAGGCGACAATGATAATCCAGTCGAACGAGATCCGCGCTGAGGTGGCAGGGAAGCTCTCGGCAGAAGGCGGAACGCAGTCATTTGGCTGGAGACTTCTTGCGGACCGTTGGGCTGTGACTTCAAACGGTCAGGAGATTTTCACTGTTGATGAGAACGGAGGCACGTTCACAGGGAAAATCGTTGCTGCAAGCGGTAAGATCGGCGGATTCGAGATCGACGATACGAAAATCTCAAACTACGTGAGCGGAACCGGTATTTGGATGAGCTCTGTACCGTGGAGTGACGGAACTGTTTTCCAGATCGGAAGGAACTTCAAAGTATCCAGCGATGGAAGCATTACTGCTACGAATGGAACATTCAACGGTACACTCCGCGCTAAGGATATTCAATACGGCGGATCAAACGGAACACTGAACGGAGGAGCCATCTCGGCTGGAAGCATTGGAGGAGGTTCTGGGTCTGCCCTTAGTCCAGCTGTTCTCGGAGGAGTAAATGGAGGTATCAACTTCGGAAGCTACAGTGGAGCTTCTGGCGGAACTTCACCTTATTTTCGAGTTAATTATCTGACTGCAAGTACGCTCTACCTGAACAGTTCATTTGTTTTTACAGGGTCAAGCATTACAAAGAAGGTTGTCACCGTTCCTACTACTACAGGAAACACAGTGCTTAGATATCTCGCATGGGGGTAAATATGGTTATTTCAATAGTCAAAATCAAAGAGGCTCTTGTAAATCTTGAAGCCGAAGGAGATGTTGGAATCCAACATTTTGATGATGCCATTTCTTCTTTGCAAAAGGCCGCAGATGCGTTGGATCATGTCACGATTCATGGACGTGAAAATGCAGACATACTTCTTGGCTGCATGCTTGGAATCGAGATGCTGATAGGGAAGGAGGAAGCGGATGGATAGACCGATAGGCGAACTTGATCGCGCAGGAAACGTACTGGACAACGACCTGTTCGTTCTTGAGCAGTCCGGATCGGCAAAGAGTCTCACAGGATTGGTCCTGGTTCAGGATCTTCTCGCAAGGATGCAGAGCCACGGCGGCGTTGAGGACATTACTTGGACGGAGAGCGGAACAGCCGGCAATGGCCGAATTCACACTGGCACCATGCATATGGTTGATGGACAGACGTATACGTTTTCAATCCAGGACGGTGTGAAGGGGAATACCGGCACAGCTGCACATATTTATATCCGCTATGCCGCGGTTATGCCTACCCAGAATTCAGACATGTTGACAACGCCGAACAGGTTTATCGGCATATACTCCGGAACTGCGTCCTCTGCTCCGACCTCATACACGTCATACACTTGGTACGAGATCAAGGGAGAAACTGGGGAACCGTCTGAGCTTGAAACCTGGGTGGCTGAATATCAATCCGGCACAACAGGCACTGTCCCGCCATCTGGAACATGGTCAACGCAAATGCCTTATGTTGCTGCGGGGAACTGGCTGTGGACAAGAATCACAATGAACTTCAACAGCGGAGGCCCGGTATACTTTTATACCTGCGCAAGGCAGGGTGTAAATGGTGAAGGCGCCGCTTCAGATGATATTCCGCTCACACCGGTTTCAAACGGCTCCGCCGGGACTTCTGTGAACTTCTCCAGATCGGACCACAGACATCCAACGTCAGGTCTGCATATTCAGACAAACATCACATCGTCTGTTACAACTATAGCCGATCAGAGAATAACTGAAAACATGCATGTGATATCGATCCAGTTTGGTACGTCCTCGGCAATCACGAGCGATGTAGCCTGGGCGACATCGAATGGTTCTCTTGTTCTCAGCGCAACTGTCAATGGCAGTACGACGGCGGATATCTACATGGATACATATTAAGGGAGGTATAAAATGTATTTTGTTTCTCGCGTTTTGTTCAAGGCGTCTGATGGCTCAAAATCCAACAGCATCCAGGATTATGAAGACGAGATCAGCGCCAGAAAGCGGTACTACAGCATTCTCGCATCTGACATCGGCTCTGACAACATCCTGTACGAGCTGACGCAGATCGTCCGTGAAGACGGCATCTGCATTGCTTCGCAGGTGTTTGACTACCGCCCGAAGGAAGAGCCTGTCATCCCGGAGGCGATTTAATCATGGCAAACGGAACGATAACCATGCCGGCATTTGGGAACGGTTCTTCCTATGTGAAAATTGCTGACGGCACTATGATCCAGTGGGGGTCGTTTACAAAGCAAATCCCATCAGGCAGTGCATATGCCGATACAGTTATTACATACCCGGTCGCTTTTAGCAACAATTCCAATATTCACGTTGTAATGTCTTGCGATGAGCCTGGAGATCCGAGTAACACACAAGGAAACGCGTGTATCCCGTCTGTTTACGGAACAGGTTCTGGAGTTTCTACGCGACTGACGCAATGCACGGCGCGAATCTGGAAACAGGCAAGCATGGGAACCGGGAACAATCCGTTGCCTACCTTCTCTTGGTTTGCCATTGGAAGATGGAAATAATGAAAGGGTAGTTCAGTACAGCCATAGATGGCTGTTATTTTTTATGCAAGGAAGGTATGGGAGATGACATTACTCGAATTCATCCGGGCGCTGGTGGTTGGGCTGGCTGCCGGCGCCGGCGGTGCAGCCCTAATCAACGCTCTCCACGATCGCTGGAAATTCAGAGCGACGCGAAATGCAGAACTTCAGGACCGGGAAGAGGCGAAGAACGACAAGATCGAATACATCAACAAAGAGCTTGAAGAGCTGACGAAATCGATCAAAGAAATACAGGAAGCTAATTCAGCGCAGTCGGCAGCTCTGAAATTTGTGTTGCTCGACAGAATCCTGTACCTCGGACAGAGCTACATCAACAAGGGCGGCGTGTCCTTCGACGACCGAAAGCGGCTCGGAGATATGCACTACGTTTATCACAATCGCCTCGGTGGGAACGGAGACGCTGATGCCATCATGGACGGTGTATATAGTCTCCCGTTGAGATGAAAGAAGGTTTCCGTGCAGAGCGAACTTCCGAAGGTTGGATACTAACCAGCCTTGACGGAACAAGAAGGCTCGCTTGCGGTGGAGTTCTCCTTTACACCGTAAAAGAACTGGAAGAAAAAGAGGTGAGTGAAGATGGTCATGGCCGCAATTCGCATGGTAATACCGTACGTGGTAATGTTCATCGCGGCATATTCCGCAACAAGCCTCGTATTTGCGTCAAAGCTTCGGAAGGGAAAAGTACACCCGGCAATAAAAGCGGCCGCAAATCGCGACACAATAGGCGTCATGGACAAGATCCTTGTTATTGAATGCATTGCCATTGTCTTGTATGTAATCGCGGATTTCATTGTGTTCTGGCATACAGGCGGGGAGCCTTCATCTCTTACGATCTCGTTCTTCGCTGTATGCGGAGGTGAGAACGGTTTCATGGCCTGGATTCGTACCCGGAAGCAGGAAGAGCGATACCGCGAATGGCAGAAGATCGATGAAGAGAAGCCGGATGAATACGTGAAGAGTGAGGAATTATAAGAAGGGAGGAAAAATCTTATGATTTCAAACTGTGGGAAAGACGAACGTGGGGCATATTCTGGCGGACAGGCCGGAGATCAAACCGGGAAAGAGTATCAGCTGATAGGATGGTATAACCGCCCGTGGAATTGTGTGCTTCGGCATCCGAGAAAAGAAGTTCGAGAAGAAATTGCAAAGCTCGCCAGAGCTGCTGCGCTGAACGATAACATTGGATACGATCAGTACCAGAGGCTCACGTTCTGGAATGAGCTTTCCAGAGTCGGATGTAATCCGGCGAATATTACCGTCCCCTGCGAAGCGGATTGTTCTTCCAGTACCGCAGCGATCGTCAAGGCAGCCGGTTATCATCTGAATGACGCGAAACTGAAAGGCGTTTCTCAGTCCCTGACAACATACGGAATGAGGAATGCATTTCGAAATGTCGGATTCGATGTGCTGACAGACAGCAAGTATCTGACGAGTGACGCGTATTTACTTGCCGGGGACATCCTGCTGAACGACCAGAGCCACGTTGCTGTCAACGTGACGAACGGATCAAGAGCTGATACGGGATATGGATATTCCAACAGCTCAGGGGCCGCGGCAAATTCAACTACCAGCCCGGGAAATGCTTCAACAGCCAGCGGGGGTACAACTACACTTCCGACGTCAACAAGCGTCAAACAGGGGGATATCGTATCCATTCAGGAAGGCGCTGTGTGGTGGAATGGCGGAAGCGTTCCGTCCTGGGTCATGCAGAAAAACTGGCATGTGTTCAGCATCAATGGTATGAGAGCCGTACTTGGCAGAAGCGAAGATGGTGCTCACAACATTATTAGTCCGATCCATGCCGGTTATCTGAAGACTGTGAAATCTGCTGCGCAGAACACGGAGCCTGCAACTGTCCAGCCGCATACTGATTCTGGGAATACGGAAGGTCTTGGATCTGAATATGTCGTCCAGAAGGGCGATACCATGTGGGGAATCGCTGTTAAATGGTGCGGCAAGGGATGGAAGTGGACGGAAATCCAGAAGGCCAATGGCCTGAAGAACTCTAACATTTACGTAGGACAGGTTTTGAAACTGCCCGAAAAGGAGTAAACGATGAATGTAGATCAGATTATCATGATTCTCTCATTCGTGCTTACGGTGGCAGCCTTCGCTTGGGGGCTCTACGAAAAGGTGAAGGGAAACGCTGCGGCGTCTGCGTCTGCCTTTATCGCTCAGGTCGAATCCACCGGGCTGCTCGGAAAAGAGAAGATGGCCCTTGTCGTGAGCTGGCTCTACGATTTGGTTCCGGCTCCGCTCAAGAGCGTTCTTAGTAAAGAAGCGCTCGAAGATCTCGCACAGCATATTTTTGACTACATGAAGAAATACGCAAACGCTTATATTGAATCTCACGGCGACAAAGGAAAGGAAGCCTATACGTCTGTTAATGATGAGCTTGCTGCCGAAGCAGCGGACAGGCTTCTGGAACTTGGACCCGCTGGACTTCATGCAATGGCTTCAATGCTGGGAGTCGATTTGACTGCCAAAAGTGATGCGAAAATTGTAAAAGACGTTGTACATAATCTTCTGAATAGAAAGGATGACAAAAATGATTGAATCTTTTAACCGTATTATTCCGGCTCTGACCAGAATTGTGGAGAAACTTGGTGCTACCATGCCGTCTTCAACGGGCAATCGGATCGCCGATGCAGTTGAAACAATTGCAGATAATGTTGGTTCTGGCGGCGGTGGCTCCGGCGGTGGCGGAGTTTTCTGGCTGACAGAGACGCCTCCACCCGAGGGGAGTTACTACTATGGCATCGCTGAGTCGTATAACGAAATCGTCGCCGCGGTAGAAAGCGGCAAGAGTGTTATTCTTCGCAGAAATGTGTCTGGTGATCCTCCGAAGTCGGAATTGCAGTATCTCTGGCAATATTTTTCTTACGCCGTAGACGATTCCACCAATGTTTACGAAATTGGTCTCTACACCGGCTCAGGGCAATACCGCTACACTGCAGATGACCCGGACGCTCCCATGCGTGAGATTTACGACTAACACAGGCGTTCAGAATTGAGGTGCTTCATGCCTAAATTCCTGACCACCTACGACAAGTCTTTCCGCCTGGTCAGATAAGATCTTCTCGTAGAGCGCGAGAGGTAAAGAAACAAATAATAATCTGGAAACTGTATCCGTGAGAGACAAATGCAGATTCTGGCTGAAACGGGCTGACCTCCACCCGTTTGGCAGCCGCTGTTTGTATGATGTTCCCCCAGCATCTATAATTGAATAGCGGCCATATACGTAGCCCCTCCTTGCCATCTGGCTTGGAGGGGCTTTTTCTTTTTTCTTACGATTATCGCGCGAAATTCGCACGACTTTCGAAAGATAGTCGCAAGATAATCTCGTGAACTTCGCAAGAACTGTTTCAAATATTGATGGTTTGAAGATAAAAATGATGCACCTGCCTGAATCCCTGTAATTCAGAACGCTCAGGAAAAATCTTTATGGCGGATTTCGGTAATAAGGATTTTGCTCTGAAAATCGTCCGAAACTCTCACGACTTTCTCACGACTTTCTTGCGATATTCTCACGCTACCGTAACCGTCACCGTAACCGTCACCGTAACCGTATATATTTATATTTCCTGACGGAAATATAAATGGCGCAGAAAGAAAAAAACTTCTTGACAATCCTCGATTTCATATTGACTTTTCGCCGAAATCCTTTATAGTTAAGATACAGGTTACCAATTGGTAATATCTGAACGAAGTAACTGGCCCGAATTAAGGAAGGAGACGATAAGATGTTCAGAAAGAAACTTGAAAAGACCGTTGTATGCATGTTGGCGATGCTGGCGCTTCTGCCCCCGTCTGTGCGTGGGAAAATGGTTAAGGCGGCGCTGTTTATCGGGGCTGGATTCGCTCTGAATCTCATTCGTGACGAGGCTGTTGCCACACTGCTTCTCTTGGTCATTGCCACTCTCGGCTTCGCGAAAATGATGATGAAGGAAAGGGGCTGAAGAGATGATCGAGAAAACCGTTACGAGAACCATCGAGAAAGTTGAAACCGTGTACGTTGCTGATGACGGAACAGAATTCAAGTCTAAACACGATTGCCTCTCCCATGAAGCAGAGTGCCTGTTTGACGCCGCAGAGAAAACGGTTACTGGCATGCCACACTTCGTCTATGACGAACCGTGTGGGGATGAGACCTTTTGCTGGGCGTACGCCAGAACGAAAAAAGAGGCTCAGGATTTCATCCTGTACTGCCTGAATTCTGAGGAACAGGAGTATTACCGATTCGACGATGAAGGATCATACCCGGAGCTGTTCAAAGTTCCGCTATGGCTTGTCGGGATCTATGACGGCGATGGATACGGCGGTGTTTATTCCGCGGAGTCCATGCTGGGATACTATGAGAAATTCGTAAGTGAGGTCAGGGATAAGATCCGCTGCGAAATGAACAATATGACGACGGAGGTAAAAGAAAGTGAATGAAGCTGATGTTTGGAAGGAAGAGTTTGTCTCGATCTACCGGTCCAAGATCTCCAGAAATGGTAGTAAGGAGCTTATGGATTGGCTGGAAGCCTCAGACTTCTTTACTGCACCGGCGAGTGTAAAGAATCATCTGGCGATTCCGGGCGGCCTTTGCCGACACAGTATCAACGTATATAAGCGACTGAGCAGTTTCCTGTTCGACGAATACGGCGATGAGTGCCCTTATTCCGAGGAAACCATCGCCATCGTAGCCTTGCTACACGATCTCTGCAAAGTGTATTGCTATGAGATCGGATGGAAGAACCAGAAAACCTACGATTCCCAAAAGGTGGCTGCTGCCAACTACTATCAGATCAAGCATGACAACGCCGGGGACTTCATCTGGGAGACCGTTCCAACCTATCAGTTCAACGAAGACTTCGTGTACGGCCACGGAGAAAAGAGCGTGTTCCTGATCCGCGATTCGATGAAGCTTTCCATTGAGGAAGCACAGGCAATCCGCTATCACATGGGCGCGTTCAAGTCAGAAGAGGCCAGGGACTTCGGAAATGCCTGCCAGAAGAATCCTCTCGTCTTCTTCCTGCACATGGCGGACAGCGCTGCGGCATTCTTCGATGAGCAGGAGACAGCATGATGAACTTTTCAGAATTGGATATCAAGTATCCAGATGGCCGTGATGGCGTAGGGCCAGAAAATATGAGGGAATACCTCGACGATCTGTTCAGCGCATATGAAAACGCCGGATTCGAAGAAACATATGCTGATTATTACGGTGCGCAGCCAGAACTGGATGGCGAATTTATTGAAGTGCTCGGCAGAGTGCCGCTCATTGATGATGATCCGGAGGGGGAAGACGCATCGTATCTTCCGCTATGGAAGGTACGTTTCCAAAACGGAGCGATCTTGAACTGCTATCCTGAAGAGATTTGCAGCTGCGAACGCTGAAGGAGGATGAATTCGTGAGTGATTTGCTAATCCGTGGCTTGGAGATGCCGAAGATAGGGATGGTTGTCAATATCTATGCAGACGGAAGAGTCACAAACCACTTTGACGAGTTTGGCAAAACGATAGGGAAAGCCGACCCCGTCCCACCACATGGGCGGCTTGGTGATCTGGATGAGCTGTGGGTAGAAATCAATACGATTTGCGACAGACGTGATGCTGGGATTATATCTGATTTGACTTGCCTCCAGCAGATCCTGTCAGCTATCAGACACATTCCCACCATCGTCCAGGCAGAGGAGTAATAACCATGCCGTACATTGGAATTAGAACGCTTCCTCGCTGTAGATGTGGGGGCAAGCCAAAGATCGAACACTGGTTGGGTTGGTGGCACATAGAGTGTCGAGAGTGCGGAAAGTATCCATTCGAGTATATGCCTGGATCAAAAACAGTGCGCGTATATGGTTGGAATACCAGAAATGAAGCGATTGCAGCTTGGAACAATATGCGAGGGGTCATCATTCCAGCAGAGGAGGGAACCGAATGATTCTGTCAGGAAGAAAGATCTTCGAGGAGGTTCAGACGGGAAATATTCAGATCTCGGATTTTGATCTGATGCGGCTGAACCCGAACAGCTACAATCTGCGGCTGGCTGACGAGCTGCTTGTATACGACACTGACTACCTTGATGAATTCGGCGATATGGTGTTCACCGGAAACGGCCCGCTTGATATGAAAAAAGACAATCCGTATACCACTATGAGAATCCCGGATGAAGGCTTATGCCTGATGCCAGGAAGACTCTATCTCGGCAGAACGATGGAACGGACGATAACAGATGGCTATGTTCCGATGCTGGAAGGAAGATCGTCCGTAGGCCGGCTTGGAATTTTCATACATGCAACGGCCGGTTTCGGAGATGTCGGATTTGACGGGTATTGGACGCTGGAACTTTCGGTGGTCCAGCCTGTTATTGTTTACCCGGGGGTGGAGATCTGCCAGATCTACTACCACACAATCGATGGCAAGTATGATAAGTATGACGGAAACACCGGAAAGTACCAGAACAATACCGGCGTTCAGACAAGTCAGATGTGGAAGGACTTCGAGGAGGCTGAGAAATGGTCAACGTTGAAGGCGTAGATCCGACTGGCATCGACTATGCAGATTTTGACGACACGTACACCGGTATTGTTGCGATGATCTTTGTTCAGGCTGCGGCTGACCTCGCTTTCCTTAGAAGAAGAGAATCGTGCTACAAGGACGGCTGTCAAATCCGAAAATTGGAGATTATCAACTTCTTCCGGTCAGAATGGGCTGACTATCTCGCTGATGCTGTCCATCTTGACATGAGAAATGCGGTGAACTATTCAAACCGAGTGGCTGGACTTATTTAGGAGGAGATATGAGAGAAGATAGATGGAAAGGACTGTTAGGAAGTCACTCCTGTATCGGCTGCGTGTTCTATGCAATATGCGGTGAACTGACAAGAAAGGAACCATGCCCAAAGAAGATGTCTACGATGGATCTCCAGAATATGGGCAAAATCGCAGACAACGGGAAGGGGAGAGCAGATGAAATATAAACTGACGATGACTGAGAAACAGGCAGCAATCATCGCGGAAGCTTGTGAGTTCTTCTGCCGAATTAAGATTGGACAGTTTGGGGAAATCATCTGGAAGACGCTCATCCCGCAGCACACTGAACTTGATGACTTCTGCAACAGAAGAGATGCTGCGGAAGCTTATCTGCTGAAAGCCCGTGAGATGATTTACCCTGAGCTTCACGGGATCGGCCACTCTTACGGAGTAGGCAAGTTTGAGGATGCGGATATGGCGTTCGGAGCTTATGAGGTGATTCGACATGCACTCGGCCGCGGTGATGGCCCCTATCTTCTGAAAGATGTTCCTACGATCTCTACCGGTCCTGAACCGAAATGGGGGACTGGAGAGTTGATGGCATGCCCATTCTGTGGTGGCCCTGCTGAACTGTATAAGCAGAAGCATATCCCGGAAGGAGAGGACTGGACGCCGAGATGCCAGAAAACATCATGCGCGGGAAGATTGAGTAAGAAGTATAGATCGAGAGAAGCAGCTGTCGCGCACTGGAATCTGAGGAACACATGATGGAATCAATCGCGAGACGGCTGAAGCGGTATTCAGAAAAGTGCCTTAGAGACCGATTGGACGAGGATTTTGCAGATGCCGTCAGATATGCGGCAGAATACTTCGAAAGGAACTGCGAGACAATGGAGCAATTCAACAAGGAATACGATACGAGTACCACGGGGAGTAATACGGCCCAGAGCAGTCAGTATTACTATTGCACATACAGGCTGCCCTGCGGAATCTGCACAAGAACGAACATGCAGTGCCCTTTGATGACGAATACGCTTCCGACGGGCCCGATATACAAACTGCCGGACATTACCTGCCATGAAGCAGATTATCCGGTAAACCTGTGTGGAGAAATCACATGATACAGATTGAAGATTTTGACCTTCCGATCACAGCTGCGGAAAAACTGATAAGGGGAACGAAGAAATTTGATCCGACTCCGCTTACGAAAGCAATGGTTAAGGCATTGACCGGGAGCGAATCGGAAGCCGGAGAACAGGATATGTTTTCCGTTGAAGAACTCAAAGAAATCGCAGATTACTTAATGGTGTACTGCAATGCGCACCGGGAAGGGGACTGATTGGGTGAGAGATAAAAACAGGATTCAGCAGTTCTGCAACAGGCTGGCACGGGCTTGGATGTCAGCGCCCGATCTGCGTTTCGGCCAGTTCATGACAGTAATCTTCTGTAATCTTTCTGACGACGGTAGAGATCCGTTTTATCTCGAAGAGAAGGAAATGATCGAAACGGTAGAAAGTTTTTTCAAGGAGGTCGTGTACATCAATGACTCCTGCAAATGAACTGAAAACCGGATGGCTGTCGCCAAGCGGAGAGTTTACGCCATGTTCGTACTATGAGCATTACAGCACGGCAAGGGTTATCGCCGCTGCGCTTCAGGTTCCATCATATGACTTCAAGAAAGAGCGAAGGATCGATGAAGAACAGGCAATCATCGATGCTGGGTATGTGCTTGTAGGACGATCCACTGTTTTCTTCCACGGTTGGCGGATCGAATGGAGTCTGTATCATACGCTTACACCCGAGCAAAGGCAGTTCCTTGAACCGTATTTTCAGGATGCTTCGCAGATCGAGGAAATGACAATGATGCGATGGAAGGATGAACTATGGACGGAATATACATAGAGGGAATCAAACAGCCGGCTGCTGGAATGAACATTGAGATCTCGGAAGGAATAACTGGAAGACTATACGCCAGAACCAAAGAAATCGGAGACTCATGGCATAGTGTATATATGGACAAATGTGATAGATGTTTCTACAAAGGAAACACGGAGTTCGATGCCTGCCACATCTGCAACAACGAAAAGGATATGTTCAGGCCGAAACTCACGAATTTTCAACTGCTCAGTCACGAAGAAACGCTCGCCTGCTTCTTGATGGAGCTGGTGACAAAAGGACCGGCTGCGGCGGCGAAAGGATCTCACTTCATGTGGGGCGGGAGATCGGCTGCTGAGTGGATTGATTGGTTACGGCAGGAGGCCAAATGAATGGAAAGATTCCAAGATAAACCCTATGCAAAATTCATCGAAGACACCATCACTCGAATGTTTGAGATCGACCCGCGGGCAATCTCAATGCAGATGAGAGATAATAACGGGCAAACCTTCACCTGCTATTGGAACTGCGATTGCGACGACCTGGCGATCATTCAAGACGCTCTGAGAGAAGACCACCTGATGGAGTTCTTTCGGAATAACCGGGAAGAACTGTCGTCAATTCTAAACGGCGAAGAGGAAGAATAGAAAGGAGAATTATGCTCAAGATTATTATAATTGCTGTCATGGTGATACTGCTCGTTCTGGCGGGTCTGAAAACGTTCATCGATAAAACTGAGCGGGAGACGTTCTCCAGCCTGTTTGTGATGGCCCTCTGTATCTTCCTGATCGCGTTCCTTTGGACGCGTTGATTTTTTTGATCGATAATTACCAATCGGTAACAAAGAAAGGCTTTTAGTTCATTTCTGCGTTTTGGAGCAACCAATCATTCATCGAATGGCCGCCTATTTCAATAGGTGGCCTCGACGATTGAAGTTGAAATCATGTGGAAATAATACCGACAGATAGGAGGTTAGTTTATGGACAATTATGCTGAGTATGTAGTCGAAAACGGGACGATCTGTGTGAATAGAATTTTCGCCAAGAAGGGGACGATCCATGATCTCGTTCTCGACAGTGTGTCAAGGTCTGCTTCGAAGAAAAGCATTTTGACAGTTTTTCCTCACGATGCTATAATCCATGATGGATTTGAGAAGCGGCATAGACCTGAAAAGGAGGCAATTTAA